CGAAGAAGGTGTTGCCGCTCAGGACGCCGCTATCGAAACAGCGCCACAGTTGTTCTCGCGTGTTAGAAACCCGCAGGTAGATACGCCTGAGTTCCAGAGCTGGTTCGGTGACAGCCAGATCGTAGACGACAACGGCGATCCGATGGTCATGTACCACGGGACTATCCCGCCTGTTACTGGCCGCGAGGAGTTCCTGACCGAAGGCATCTCTGTCTTCCGTCGTGGCACTGGCGGCGCGATCTTCGTGTCGGCTGACCCGGATGTTGCTGCTTCGTACGCTGGCGTCAACGGTTCTATCTACCCGCTCTACGTTCGGGCGGAGAAGCCGTTCGACTACGAGAATGCTGACAATGTAAGTCAGGTTATCGAGCAGTGGCGGAAGGACAACGTAACTCTTCCGGGTTCGACGAGAGACCGGCAGATTACCGATGGCATGGTCAACGGTAACTGGCGAGTCATTGAAAGCAACGAGATCCAAGATGCCATCAAGGCATCCGGGTTCGATGCTTACTACGTCGCTGAGCAGGGCGCTAAGAACCTTGCTGTTTACGAGCCGACACAGTTGAAGTCCGCTGTTGGCAATGTTGGCGCGTTCGACCCCAGCCGTCCTGAGATCCAGTTCTCTGTTGCCCGTCAGGGCCGGAAGTACTGGCTCCCTGCATTCGGTCGCGTCAACAAGATCATTCGCGGCATTCAGAACGAAGTTCGCCGCACCGCTCAGGTGCAAAGAGCTGTTGCTGAGCAGGGTGGTGTACTGACTGACTCGACTGATATCGAGTCGGCAATGCATCGTATGTACGGCAAGGCTGGCAACCGTCTCGATCGCTTCCGAAAGGATGTTGTCCAGCCGATCCTCGACAAGGCAGCCGAGCTGAATGTCGACCTTGCTGACGTTGAGCTGTACTTGTATGCGTCTCACGCCAAGGAAGCTAACGCTCGTGTTGCGTCGATCAACAAGCAGTACCCCGACGGCGGCTCAGGCATGACAAATGCCGAGGCCGATCAGGTCATGAACGACCTTCGTCAGGACATGCCGAAGTTCCTGCGCATTAAGCAGATTGCCGACCAGCTTCAGGGCATCACAAAGCAAACGCAAAGTGTTCTGGTCGATGGAGACATCGTCAGCCCTGCTGATGTGGCCGCTTGGAATGCGACGTACAAGTACTACGTTCCGCTGAAGACGTTCGAGCAAGCTGATGAGCTTGGTAAACCTACCGGCAATGGCAGATTCAACCTTGCTCAGGCGTTTGCTAAGCGCCGTACTGGTCGCAGCACAAAGGCCGGTGCGATTGTCGAGAACATCCTCGCTGATTACGAAGATGCTGTTGTTGCTGTTGAGCGCAATGCTGTTCGCAAGGCTTGGCTGAAGTTCATCCTCGACAACAAGGACAGCGCACTGTGGCAGGTCAACAAGCCTGTTATGCAGAAGGCGTTCTACAAGAACCCTGTCGAAGAAGTCCGCTATCGGCTGACTATTCAAAAGGATTCTGAGACGCTGCCTGTCCGTGTTGGCGGTCAGGTGTATCACATGGTCATCAAAGACCCTGAGATACTCGAAGAGCTGCAGATGACGAGCGTCCTGTCGCAGTTCCCAGACACGATCAAGTCGATGCTAAGCGGACTTGGCTCGTTCAACAGGGTGTTGTCGCGACTGTGGACTGTTATGTCCCCTCCGTTCATCCTCGTCAACAGCTTCCGAGATCTGCAGACATCGCTGATCAACACTGGTGTCGAGCAGGGCTTCTGGAGTTCAGCCAAGCTGTTCGCTTCGCTGCCTAAAGCTGCTTACACAGTGTGGCGAGCAGAGGCTAACAACTCGTGGACTGGCGACCTCAAGCGTTACTACGACATGTACCGCGAAGATGGCGGCAAGACCGGCGCGATGGATCTCAAGAGCATCGAAGATCGGCACAGCGATCTTATGGCTACGTATCGCCAAGCTCAGGCTTCCATCAAGAACCCTCGCACCTATGACGCACTTGCTATGAAGTACGTGCGCGGAGTCGAGGACTTCATGATGGATATCAACGGAGCTATCGAAGGTGCCGCTCGACTGGCCGCATACAAGGTAGCCCTTGAGAATGGCAAGTCGCGCATCCAAGCAACCAACATCGCCAAGGAAATCACGGTCAACTTCAACCGTCGCGGCAAGTGGACTCCGGTGCTTAGCGGCCTGTACCTGTTCTTCAACCCCGCCATTCAGGGCGCGACAAGAACAGCCAAGGCTGTGCTGAGCAAGAAAGGAGCTGCCGCAGCAGGAAGCTTGGTCGCCCTTGGTATGTTCATTGCGGCAATGGCCAGTCAGGCTGTTGGCGACGATGACGAGCCGTACTGGGATAAGCCGTCGATGAAGCCGCAGAAGCTCAAGAACCTGATCTTCTTCGGGCCGAATGGCGAGACATACTCTATCCCCCTGCCTTACGGTCTTGGCTTCTTCGTCAACCTAGGCTATGCGATGTATGACTTGAATCGCGGCGTAGACCCGATGAAGGTCGCTGCGTTTATGCGAGATTCTGCATTCATCCACTTCTCGCCCCTTGGTTCCGTGGACAACATGGCAACCTTCCTATCGCCCACGTTGATTGACCCTGCATTGGTCATCGCAACTGGGGAGAAGGAGAATGGCCAGCCTCTGATGCCGGAGGACTTTACTGGCGTGACACCGGATGCCGAGCGCTACTGGAACAACACGAGAGACACGCTGACTCAGAGAGCCACTGCTTGGCTGTATGAAGTTAGCGGCGGCAAGACTGGCGACGCGATGATTGACGTATCGCCAGAGTCTGTCGAATACATCACTTCGTTTGCTACCGGTGGCGCTGGAACATTCATCAAGGATGTCATCAAGACTGTTGATGCGCTGGCCAATACTGGGACTGCGTCTGCTACCGAGCAGAACCTGATCCCTGTGTTGAAGGCGTTCCACCGGCAGCCCGATGGCCGCTACGACTCCAGTGCGTTCTACGAAAACGTCAAGGAAGCCGAGAAGGCCAAGCAGAGATACGACAAGGTCATGGAGTCTACGGATGAGCCGAAACCGGCTGAGCTTAGGAATGCTCAGGCGATCGAGGGATTGGCAATGCTTACCAGCTCAGCCGATGCCTACAAGAGAGCGATATCTAACTTGCGATCGCAAGACCTAGACATCCAGCAAGATGAAACCTTAACCAGAGAAGAGAAATATGAACAGCGTAAAGAAATTGCTGAGCAAATTAGACAGTATCAAGTCGAGTTTAATCGCATGTTTTACGAAGAAACCCGAGCCGCCAAAGCCGCTGCCGCCGCCGCTTCCGAAGAAGAAGGTTAAGGTTAAGTACAAAAAGCGTTAAAGGTAGTCAGTCCCTCCTCTCCGACATCTCCAGTTGGGGGGAGGGACTTCCCTCCATAGCTCGTGCGATATCCGCTTAGCTCTCTTAACAGCGCGTACAAAAAGAACAACAACTGGAACAGCACATACAACAGCAACAACTGTTACCACTAGCGCTTCCATAATCCCTCCATCTCCTCGATAAGATCCTCAAGCACCCTGAGCTTTTTCTGAAGCTCCTCGATTGTGGCCTCCTGCCTCGCCACAGTCTCCATCAGCTCGTCTATTCGACTTTGCTGGATAGCAGTTCCAAAGTGCAGCTCGTCGGTCATTGCCTTATCAGGCTGATCAGCGCGGCAATGGTTACATACGCGCCGACAGATGCGAATACCACTGTCAGCAATAAAGTAATGATGATTGCCCAAGCTAACTTTCTCATGGCTTTCTGTCTGCATCCCATGCTTTGGAAGACCAATACCCAGCTTTGTTCTGAACCATCCCTGCGCTTATCATCTGTTCGATAGAAAGACAGTGGCGCGGGACATTCACCTTTCCGATCCTGCCAATCCTGTGCTTGTCGAATGCCGAAGTACTGTTGAAGTAGTTTCCGCATCCGCTGCACTTACACTTAACTCCAGTTAGTCGATTATCCATAGCTGCCTCACAGAAGAACTTCTTGGATTTTGATTGCGTTAATCTCGTCTTCCATCGTGGCTTTCTTGTAGTCGAGTGCGCGGCGAGAGAACAGCTTTCCTGTTAGTTGCTTCCTGCCCTGCCTACTTATGGCAAGCATCCTAATCTTTCCTGCGTCTAAGTCGAGCATGTCGCATATCCAGATGAAGCTTTGCGGCGTACCCTTTTCGCTGTTAATCCACTTGATTGCGTCAGTGCGCGACTGTCTGTCGCCCCTAACATCTATGTCGCAGATGGCTTGGCTGATAACGCTAGCCCATAGCTGCCTAATTGATTCGTCATTCACCGATCTTCTCCAATGCCTCAATTGCTCTGTTGGCGTACCAAACAGACTTGCGCAGATCCTGAGAGAACTTCCCCTTGCCCGGACGGCTGAGATATTTCAGCGAGCATCCGACTCCATGGGCAACAATGCCGGGGACAGTCTTGAAGTAGTCCTGACCTAGGACAGCCTCGATGTAGTCGATGGTCTCAATGCCACCCGGCATCTGGTAATGCGGCGGATGGTTGACCATGTCGATAGAGGGCGAGGCATCAGGGGTAGAGACTTGAGTTCGTCCTCCTTTAGCGCTAACGAGAGCCTCTTTAAGTTTCTCGTTTTCTTCCTTGAGCGCACGAATCTCTGCATTCAAGCGGTCTTTACCGTACTCCATGACACCTCGCCCTCTGCGCTTACTTTGCTACTTTACTGCCAGACTTCTCGATTATCTTTCCAGCTTCCTCAAGCGTATCTACCATTGTTGATACGCAATGAGCCATCGCTAGATAAAGAAGTCTCGCGACCTGAGTCTCGACCGAAACTTCCTCTTCCTTTCTGACCCTGTTTGTCGCAGCTCTTTTCTTCCTCATCGCTTTCTCCTTTGACTGGTATATCGTCGTTCACAATCTCAGTCGTCTGGAAGGTTGCCGTGCAGTTAATGCAACGGCGCTTCCGGATCGTCATGGGATGCCCCGTTCCGCTGTAGTTAATCCTCGTATCGAAGATCAGCGTTTTTGAATTGCACGATGGACAACGCATGAAAGCCTCAGAATGGAACAGATTGCCAAGTCGGGCAGCCGTGCGAAACACTGCAGTACCCAGCGCACCTCTTGTACTCGCCGCGACGGTGAACAACTGAATGGCCAGAGCCAGCAGCTTCAGCCGCTGACTTGGCCTCAGTCTCAGAGTCGAACAGTCGAACAGCAGACTTGCGGCCTTCTTTCATGAGCGCCCACACGTCATTTGTTTTCCACCGCTCATCGTCTGAGCAGACATCAGGCTTGTCAGACTGGTGCAGCTTGACTCGCTCAAGCAGGAATGCGTCCTGCTCTTCCGGAGTCCACAGCGGGACTTCGATCACACCAACCTGAGACTCAGGGTAGTTGTCGAAGCCAGCCTTGCTCTGCACCCAGTCGCGAAAGATCGCAACGATCTGCAAGCTGTTGACGATGTACCTTGGGTCTTCAGTCTCGATGAACTTCTGGCGGCACAGCGCGGACAGTAGGTTCAACTGTTGTTCCCACTCTGGCTTGCCATCGCGAGACCATACTGACGTGACCTTGAAGTCCATCAGTACGCCGGACTCCAGAACATCCATCTGTCCGCTCACAACCCAGCCGTTCACAGTTGTGTACAGCCGCTCCTCAACAACCGCATCGACAGCGCCTTCCGGGTATGCACGTTCGAGAACGTGATGCACTGCCTGACCAAGCAGAGACCATATCCTATCGGATACATCCTCCTTTGGCTCGACAGTCTCCCGAAGCTTGCGCTGGTAAGGTGGCGAGATCAGTTGTGTGACGCTGATGTCGCTGTTGCCACGGGTGTAGCGGTCGTTCGAGACAGCCGCAACGATTGAACGAGGGAGGTTCAGCTTGTTGGTAAGCATATAACCCCCTTGTGTTCAGCGGCTATGAGTACTCGCTGTGTTGAACCACTCGCAGTCTTGCGGCGCAGACCTGAGTCGTAGATCAACCCCCTCTTGATGAGGGGGGCGAACCTTGGCGTCAGGCTGTTGCCTTTGTAACCGCTGTTGGCAGCAACAACTTCGTCGGCTGTGCATCCGTACACGCCGCTGTCTCGAATCGTATTGAGTACGATCTCCTCGAGCTTCGTCGTGTTGACCTTGGACGCAGCCTCGTGGCTGGTGTCAGGATCAGTGCGCCTAGCAAGCGCCTTGCTCCCGAACATGTCGGCAGTTAGGTTGTCGAGTGCGTCACGCACGTTAAAGTCCAGAACTTTAGAAAGGGATGTCATCGTTAAGCTCCTCGACATCGCCGCTCGAAAGCTCGACACGATCCTTGGTAGCCACAGCTTTCGCATACTCAGGCGACTTCTTGATGGTTTCCTGCAAGTTCTTCGACAGAGAGTTGAACACCTCCAAGTCGAACTTCTCCAGCGAGAACAGAACGCTCTCGTTGACCTGCGCCGGAACCTTCATCCCAGCAGGAACAGGCATGACGCTCGCAATGTTTGCGTAGGTCTTGCCGTTGTTGTTTGAATGAACAACATTCAGGTAGCAAGGCTTGCCGAGAACATTCTGCATGTCGAATTTGTCACGCTCTTGTGACGTGAACTGACGACCACGCCAAGCCTCAAGCACAGCCCTCAGCTTGCTTTTAGGATTCAGGTTTCCTGTAAACCGCTCACTGATGGAGAACGGTTTGCCAGCCAACTTCCCGTCAGGAATCTTGGTGTCAGGCAACTCCCAACTGATCAGGACTTGCTTGATCTCGCGGTCTTGTCCTTGCCACGGCCTGACCTGAGTTCCAAGGTCAATAATTCGATAGCAACGGGCAAGGTGTGCGCCGGTAGGAGCCGGAGCAAAGTCACCGCCACCACCGCTAGTTTCTCGTACGATCAGACTCATCTTAGCCTCCTTCTCTTGGTAAAACCTTTCGCGTAACTCGACTTGGGCGTGGTATGCGCCTCCGTCGTTGTCCTCATCGAAGCTCATGTATAGCCTCATCTAGTTACTAGGGGCGAGTATACGCTGTCAGTTGTACCTGTCAACACTTGCGTCTACACTACCCGTGAGTCAAAAAAGGAGGCACTCATGACGCTTATCGACTACATCAAGGGGCTGAACCTGAAGGAGCGGGAAGTTCTTGGCCACATGGGCGGGACTACCGGTGCCTACATCACGTCCATGATCTACCGCAAGGCGGAGACAACGTCCCTTGCCGTCGCTGTGGCTATCGACAAGCACAGCCAAGGCAAGCTGGACTTCCGCACCCTGATGAACCGGTCGGAGGACATCGACTGGGACTACATCAAACAGGCGCTGAACACCCGCAACAAAGTTGTGTTTGTTGAGAACGCTGACGCGAAATAGTTCTTGACTGTGCCTTGAGGGGTAGGTAAGAATTCCAACCCCCGCGCATCGTCGGTCACAACGGCAGGGTGCGCGGGGTTATACCGGTACTGTGGGATAGCTTGAAACACCGGGCGGGGCGGCGAAGCTAGCACCCCAGAGCGACAAGGCTGGCGGATCATGCGACCGACGGGTCAGTATGTGAAGGCAGGTCTAGCTAGGATGGGCTAGATCTGCTCACTCAGGGTCAGGTGGGGAGCCTCTAGAAATCCCTAGTAAATAGGGAGCCTCACAGCAATCTTTCTAGGTAATGCACTCCCATTACCGGCAACCCTAAAAAAAGTATTGACACTTGTTGTGACATGGGAATAGTCTCCCCCTCGAGGAGGCTCCATGGAACTACAACACTTCCCGATTAAGTTATCTGTGAACCGCGAGCGCGGCGTCACTCAGATATGCCAGCTCAAGCCGGACGGGACTACTTCGCAGATCTACATCCACAAAGATCAGGCGATTCAGATTGCTGACTTCCTGATCAAAGAGTTTTCTCGCAGAGGTAAGGGCGTCCCAGAAGGGGCCGATGCCAGCTTCGAGAAGTTCTGGTCTGCCTATCCAGTGAAGACCGCTAAGCAAGGCGCTCTAACGGCATGGAAGAAAAGCCACGCCGACAAACACATCGACCGCATCTTGAAGCACATCGAGTCGATGAAGCAGTCCGATCAGTGGAAGAAGGGATTCATCCCTCACCCATCAACGTATCTGAATCAGCGAAGATACGAAGACCAGATTCGTCCACAAGAAAACCCATGGGATAACGCAGTATGAACGAAGTAAAGGAAGCCGCACGTAACTTCATTGGCATCTTCGATCGCTGGATGTGGTGCGGCATTGACGAAGTCGAGATGGTTAAAGCGCTTGAGGAATTACGAGAGGCCGTTAAAAAGCAAGACGAATGGGAGAAAGAGCCATGATTGCTAAACGCACAGACCAACTGTATGAGATGGATGAGTGGGATCAGGAGTGGGATCGTATGACCCACACTTCGACCGAATACAGGACAGAGATCCGCGAGATGCGCGAGCGCATTCAGTTTTACGTGCAGCGCATTGAGGAGCTGGAGGAAGAGGTGAGGCAGTTGAAGCGATTTGATTCGCGGTGGGTGCAGGAGCCATGACCGGCCATAATCGGCCAAATAACCGGCCAAAAGTTGGTCAACAGGCCATGGATGGCCGACTAAGCCGCGACGACGTTATCCGGTTGGCGCGAGAGGCGCATATGCACCACATGGCGTGGGACGACGATTACATTGAAGGAACTGAACGCTTCGCCGCCCTCGTTACCGCGCCACTTGAAGAAGAAATTAAGCGGCTACGGTTCTGCATACCGGAAGGCGATGCTGCGGCAGCTATGGAATACCTTGAGCATTGCGTGGAGAAAGACGTGGCGAAGGAAAGAGAGTCATGTGCAAAGCTTTGTGAGAGCATTACTTGGAGCGCTGAAGGGAAGTTCTTCGCCAAAGCAATTCGTTCTAGGGGGAGCCATGAATCTGCCTGAAGGAGCAGACAGAATCCTAAGCATCCGTATGAAGGGGATGATCTGCAAGGACTTGCTGATCGTCTCGTTCTACGAGAGGCCAAGGATCAACTACTCGCCTGTCGTGTATGCGCGGCCAGAGGGCAACTACGATTGGCGCTTCACTGCTCGCATGGATACTTGCATCGTCTGCCCTGTAGGCATGAACGGATTCGAGCGACACGCGAGAGAGCTTTTGCGTTATGTTGCTAGGCCGCTGTACTACTTCCATCCGGATGCAGACCAAGGCGGATCGTTGTACTGGTTCCCAACGTCGGACTCGATCGACGCATGGGCGCAGGGCAAGATCACCAAGTCGCAGTGGAAGTGGGAGCTAGACAATTCATTCTGGATCGAATCGCAGAACCATCAATTCCAACAATTCTTAGCGGAAGTCGCCAGTGAAACTGATTCCAGATACCATTGATTTTAAGCAGTACCTTGACTACGCAGAGGGGAGCGAGAAGGTAGTACCTGCCTCGACATTCCTTGATGGTGTAATCGATAGGATACACGGTGAGCAAGCCAACAACTCACCGACAACGCCGTGGCAAAAGGTTGGCCAGAACTTTCAGATGCGGCCCGGTGAGGTCACGCTGTGGGCTGGCATCAACGGACACGGCAAGACTCTGGTGACCAGTCAGGTCGCGCTGCACCTGATGGTTCAGTCGAAGAAGGTATGCATCGCATCCTTCGAGATGAAAGCAGACGCAACGATGGCTCGCATGGTTAAGCAGTCCGCGAGCAGCGGCATCCCGGCTGTTGAATACATTCGCCGGTTCCATCTCTGGACGGATGACCTGCTGTGGATCTACGACCAGCAAGGCATCGTCGAGCCGGACACTTTGCGTGGCGTTATGCTCTACGCTCGCAACAAGCTGGGCATCGAACACTTCTTCATCGACTCTATGATGAAGGTCGTTAAAGGGGACGATGACTACAACGGGCAAAAAGATTTTGTGAACAGCGTCTGCTCGATAGCGCAGGACACCGGCATGCACGTCCACTTGATCGCGCACGTACGCAAGAAGGAAGACGAGTTCAGCATGCCTAACAAGTTCGACGTGAAGGGAAGCGGCAGCATCACTGACTTGGTCGACAACGTCTGCATCGTCTGGCGTAACCGATCGAAGGAACGCAAGCTGATGGACAAAGCTCTTAGCCCTGCAGAAACAGAGGAAACCAAGAAGCTTCCGGATTGCGTTCTGCAATGGGGCAAGCAGCGGCACTTCGAGTGGGAAGGCAAGGCAGCTCTGTGGCTGAGCCAAGGCGCTCAAAGTTTTAGGGATAGCATCGAGTCGCCAGCGTACAGGTGGGAACCACCGAAGCGATCGCGTCCCATGCCAAGCTTCATCGTGAGAGACACTGGCGATGAGGTATTCTAAACAGCAGGTCGAGCAGCTCACTGAGGCGAGGAAGAACAACCCAGAGTTATCTTCGTTTGTTGACGCTGTTCGACATCAGTTCCCGTCATCGAAGATCGTTTACTTGAACACGCCGGAAGTCACGATAGGCAGTGACTGGGAAGAGGGTGTTAGCTCTGAGGAATTTAAGAGCTTGTTCCACAGAGAACCGAAGAAGGTTAAGAAAGAAAAGCTAACGAAGAAACAAATCATCAAGGCATCGACGAAGTACAAGTGAGGAGGCTTTATGGATTCGCAAGAGGTTGCATTTCAGGGTGAGGTAATGCTGCTGCAGTGGTCTGATAGCAGCACACGAGGGAGGACGATAACTCTGCTGCTGAGCGATGACGCAGACGTTCATCCGTTCAAAGACTTTACGATCAAGTCTGGCAAGCGAGCAGGGCAGCGCTTCATGTGCGCTATGGCACAGATAGGGGACGATGAACAGCCAGTGAAACAGGCTATGCGCAATTCACAGTTGGCATACCTGTGGTGCAACGACCCAAGCTTCCTCGAGTGGGCGAAGGCTGACAGTCATGACGCTGCTCGCGAGCGGATGCTCAAGGCTTGTGGGGTTAGTAGTCGCAGTGAACTGGACAGCGGACAGGCGGCTGTTGTTTTCGAGAACAGAATCAAGACGCCTTATCTCGAATGGCGCAAGGAACAAGACTCTGTATCGATATGACGTACCGCAACCGGGCGCTGCTCGATGTGGCGCGTCACGCCACAGAGTGCATGATGTGCGAGAAGCACAACTGCGGAACAGTTGTTGCCGCTCACAGCAACCAACAGCGAGACGGTAAGGGCATTGGCCACAAGGCTGCCGACTACCGCATCGCATTCCTGTGCGACAGGTGCCACATGGAAATTGATCAAGGCAATCGAATGACGAGAAGCGAGAAGCTCGACGAGTGGGAGGCAGCTCACCGAAAGACAATCGCGTGGCTGTTCGAGAACGGATGGCTCGAAGTGAAGCGTGGCTAAGCTGTGCCCTGTATGCGGGGCTGAGAACAACGGAGGAAGGGCGTGTGGCTACCATAGGCGGCAGCTTCGCAAGCACCCAGACCTACGAGACAAAGTAGAGCAGACGATCAAGCTGAGACAGCATGTGCGTCTGATAGCAAACTCGATGATCGATGCGATCGACAACTACGAGAGGCAAAAGAAATGGGAAAGAGACAAAGACAGCGCGGCGCTGAAACGGAAAGAGAAATTGCGAACCACTTATCCGAAACGCTGGGCACAACAGTTAAGAGAAAGCTGGGTCAGGCGAGGGACTCTGGCGAAGACATCTCCATCCCGCCGTTCCGCATCGAAGTCAAAAGGCGGAAGAAGCTTGCTGTCACTGAGTTCATCGAGCAGTGCGAAACGGGTGCGCAGCAAGGCGAGATCCCGATCGTGATCATGCGAGTCGACGGGGACATGAAGCCGCTCGTCATGCTTCGACTGCACGACTTCATACCAATGATGCGAGGGATTCTAAATGGCCAGCAATGAGCGCATTGGCACAGCGCTGAACAGCAAGAATCTCAAGAGCGACGAGACGCACTTCGACGCAGACCTAGTGGCTGCGCTGGCTCACGCCTCGAAGCTTGGGTCGAGCTTGCAGATGGCGATCAGTGCCGGGTTCAACGAGGAGCTAGCGCCAGCGGCAGAAGAGCTGGCTAGGGTGCTGAAGAAGGCATGCCGCCGACGCAACTGGGGGATTGGCTGGAAGGCCGCCAAGGTAGCTGCGCAACAGGCGCTGGTGGAATGGATACTGGAGGTCTGCAGGGCGTGTAACGGGACAGGCAAGACGCTGCTCAACTACAGCATCGATGCCGCTGACCAGACTGACCAGAAGGAAAGGGAATGCCCGGTGTGCAATGGCACAGGCCAGTTCATCCCAGAGTGGGAGTGGAGGGCAGACCAGATGGGGCTGGACTTGAGCGACTCAAGCGGGTGGTGGGGGAAGAGGATAGACTTGGCGAAGGAGATCGCCGGGGACGCTTACCGGACGGCGCGTCGACAGGTGTCAAAACAGCTTGAATAAAAAAAGGGGCAGGGAGTTGCCTCCCCACCCCGAATGTCCGCACTGTGGACACTGATGAAAGTAGTTAAATAATCACCGCATTGGTGGTTTGATTCGTTTACAATCTGTGGTAGGTGCATTCCAACTATAACTATATTGCGCACCGCCTCGGGCATCGCTTTGCCCAGAGGAAAGGGGAGCCGAAGCTCCCCCCTCCGTTAGGCAACCCGACGATGATCGCTGGCCTTGAGCTGCTTGATGATCTTCTTCAGCGCCACAGCGGCAAGGTCATCGCTCCGACGAACAGCAGCGCCTACGTTGTAGGCCATCTTGAGTTCCTCGTCGCAGGTGCCGATGCCGAATGCGACAACCTCAACATCGAACAGGTTCTTGCTCACGCAGGTCATCAGCTTGACCTTGGTGCGCTCACCAAACCCGTCGGTGATAACGATCACGATGCGGCGGTTGGCATCAACAGTCGACAGCCGTTCAACAGCCGCCCGAAGGCAGGTGTAGTCCGGAGTGTTGCCCGTTGACATCGACGGCAGCTTGGCGAAGTTCAGAGGCACTGCATTGCAGCGCTCGCTGAACTGCTTAGCGATCACCAACACGCCCTGCATGCCGTCATAGCCAGTGCCAGAGTTGAACTCGCCAAACAAGCTGAACCCGCTGTTGCGGATAACGTGTTCGCCCATGCTTGGGCTACGGAACCCGGCGACCTCGACCATGGCACCTGCAGACTCAGCAGCTTGAGCAATCGTCCAAGCAAGCTCAGAGGCGTCCTTCGCTCGATCGCCTCTCATCGAGCCAGACATGTCGACCAGAACAGTCACAGCAGTCTCGATGCCCTCGCTCAACCAGCGACGCTTGAAGACAGCCTCGCTGCCAGCCATCATGCGTGGCGCTCGACGTGAGTCGAAGCGGCCGCCGATCGAACCGCCGTCCCAGCCGACTCGCTCTGGCGACTTCAGCACTTGGTACAACTGTGCCTTCAGTGCAGGAAGCGACGCCTTCGAGAGCTTGCGGAATGCGCGACGCACTGCAGCTTCATCGCCCTGCTTCTGCTTGATCGATGCCCACTGAGACATGCGAGTGACCGGCACCTTCGGCGTGACCGGCAGCGTGATGCATCGCTCAACACGAGACCGGACTCTGTCGAACACCTCGTCGATGCTAGGCTCCGGAGACTTGCACAGCTCTTCGCTGTAGCTCTCAGTCTGCTCAGCAAACATTTCAGAGTTTTCGTTGCCTTCGCCAGATGAGCCTTCCGAAGCCTCGTCCATGTCGACAGGCTCGAAGCTACCGGCGGAGGACACTTCGCCAGCTTCCGATTCATCTTCGGCAGCAGCAAGCTCGTTCTCAGCCTCTTGGTCGAGAGCGTCTTCGCCGTCGGTCTGGCTATCGTCTTGATCGTCAGACTGATCATCGTCTTGATCGCCGAAGTTGTACGGCTGTTGCGGCTGTTGCTTGTGCTGTTGATCGTTGACATCGAGAGGCTCGATGCGCGACCAGCTCTCGATGAACTCGCGAGCAAGGGCCAGCGCCCCCGCAGTGCCAGAGCGATCGAGCGGGAGCTTGATCACGCCGTCTGCAGCAGCCTTGTAGATCGAACGCTTCGGCTCCGGAATGCGGTCGAGCAGCTTCTTGGCGTATCCATTGCCGTCGCCGTAAGCCGCACGGCAGATGAGCGCCAGCGCGAACGGTGCGCTGTTGATGCTCGTCGGATTGAAGCGGTCGCTGATCTTCGCAGTCATCGATGACAGCAGTTGCTTGAACCCAGAGCGAGCGCCATTGGCCCGTCCAGACAATGCAACCGCATGCTCGATGCGAGCGTCCTCGATGCCGTTCCACAACGTACGGAGCAGGTGGCTAGCGCCGCGCACTTCGAGGTTGTTGGTGAACGCGACGTGCCCCACCTCGTGATTGGTGTAGGCGCTGATCAAGTCAGCGTCACGCCGTGTGAGCCACGAGTTATCCGGCATGTCCGGGTAGTTGATGTGGAATGACGCGACTGACGAGCGGTCTGCCGACAGCGCCCATTGCGCGTACGCAATCTGGCCTTTGAAGTCGACGCTACCGCAGTTGATGCCGACGGCATCGCTGCCAATGATCGCCCGGAGCTGCTTGCGAGCATGACTCAGAGCGGCGGCTTTCACTGCCGCAGACTTAACCTTTTTCATATTGCCTCCGAATAACTTAGGCCGCCTCTGGCGGGGTTACAGCAGCCGGGTCAACGACCGGCACGACAACAGGCGGGATACCGTCGATTGCGCTAGCGATAGCGGCATTCGACATGTTCGCCTTCCAGATTTGCTGCAGGACTTCACGCGACTCTTGCGAAGCACGGTTGACCATCGTCTGCTCGAACGCGATTCGAGGATCGACGCCGTCGACCAGAGCTTCGGCAAGGTAGAACGCCTCACGCAGAGTCGGGACGTGATCGAGCTGACTCGAATCACCGGCTTGACGCATGACGTTCATGAGCTTGCTGATCAGTCGGCCAAGCTCGATGTGGACACCGGCTCGCTTGCTGATCACGTCAGACTCAGCGTCTTCGTCCATGTACTTGAACTCGATGGTGCGAGCGAAGCGGTTGACGAACGCGACGTTCTGCTCACGCACACCGACGTACATGCCGGTGTAGTCGCCTCGCCCGTTCGAGTTGTCCGCAGCGAAGAACACGACGCCCGGAGCCTTGCGAATCACTTCGCCAGTCTCTGGC